CTGACAATGCCATTAATTCTGAGCATTATACTGATGGCTCCATTGATACAGCACATATTGCAGACAGCCAGATTACAGTAGCTAAAATGGCGGCTAACAGTATTGATAGTGCTCAGTATGTAGACGGATCTATTGATACAGCACATATTGCTGATGGGCAAATTACAGCAGGTAAACTAGGTGCTGACTGTGTTACTGCTGCTAAGATTGGTGACAATGTTTTAAACAGTGAGCATTATGCGGCAGGCTCTATTGATGCAGAACACTTAGCCTCAGATTCTGTAACTGAAGCTAAGATGGCTGCTAATAGTGTTGACTCTCAGGCTTACGTTGATGGCTCAATAGACCAAGTACATCTAGCTGATGCTATCGTCAATGAAGCTAAGATGCAAATTTCTAACGGCCCTACAAATGGTTATATGCTTACAGCACAAAGTGGTAATACTGGTGGTATGACGTGGGCTGAAGCTCCAACCTCTAGTTCAACTGTAGGTGCAGTTACTACATATGCATGGTTAGGCAAGCCCTATAACAGTGCGGGGGCTTTTAGTACTGGCTCAGATTATGCAGGCAGTGGTTTAAGGTATGCTGGTACTATTATGGTAGACCAGTCTGCTCATAACCAATATAACTACAATACAGCCAATGACACTCACGGCGCTGCTCCTAGTGGTACATGGAGATGTATGGGATATGCGGCAAAAGTAAGTAATCATATAGCTGCATCATTATTTTTAAGGATCTCATAAATGGAAACAATAAATATAATAAATGTAAGAAATGCACAATCTTTGTCGGCTGACAATTTGCATATGGATGTTGAAATAGAACATCCGATACATGGATGGATTCCGTATAGTGTCACTCCGCAAGACACAGACACAACCATTGACAACGCAAAAGTTATGGCTTTAATTGGAACAGACTTTGTGGCTTACGTTGCGCCCACACAGGCAGAATTAGATGCAGAAGCTGAGATACCAATTCGTACTGAACGTGACAACACCCTATTCACAGTCGTTGATCCGCTAGTATCTAACCCACTGCGTTGGGCCGATCTAACAACAGTCAAGCAGGGTGAGTGGGCTACTTATCGTCTAGGACTTTTAGACGTACCACAGCAGGCGGGTTTTCCACACAAGGTAGTGTGGCCCACTAAGCCTAGCTGATGGATATTAACTGGACAGTAGTAACAATCGTAGGTGCACTACTAGCACAAGGGGCTGCTATTGTTTGGGCAGTATCAGGCATGGTGTCTGACATTAAGTATAACAAAGCTAACATAGCTGAAGTACGTGTAGGTAGTGCTAGACTAGCTAATGACATACATGAGAATGACGTAATGATTGCTCGTATAGACGCTAACGTTACTGCTATTAAGGAAGCATTGAATGTGGTTGCTAACAATCACGCAAAGAGATAACTAAATGATAGACCCTCTCACAGCTTTTGCTGCAGCTAATGCAGCCTTCAAGGGGGTCAAGATGCTTGTTGGGGCTGGCAAGGAAATACAAGACATCTCAGGTCAACTAGGGGCTTGGTATGGTGCAGTAGCTGACATAACTAGGGCTGAGTCACAAAGAAAGAACCCTACGTTCTTAGACAAGATGTCTCAAGGTACTGCGTCTATAGAACAAGAAGCAATGGACATTGTTGTCCGTAAGAAGACGTTAGTAGAAAAAGAAAAAGAAATAAAGTTTATGCTTGACATGCGGTTTGGCTTTGGAACTTACGATGAAATGCTTACAATGCGTAGACAGATACGCAAGGACAGGGAGAAAGAAGTATACGCTGCAATGGAATCTAAAAGACAGATTGCAAATAACATGGCTATACTTGGTTTGTCTATTATGATTATTGGTATTATAGGTGGTGGTGTGTATATGATTGCATTGGTAATATAATATGAATACCGTTATACTACCACTTGTATTAACCAGTAGTTTGCTTTATCCTGAGTATGTAACGTGCAACTTATGGAAGTATACTGAGAGTGAACGTGAAGGTAAGATATGTATTTACTTAGGTAAGAACAAAACTATTGCATATCACTACGCACAGAGTAGCTTTCGTGAATGCCCTAAGCAGTTTCAATGTAGGTACTCACCTAACTCTAAGGCTAAGGTTAATATAAAAGATATACTTAAAGGTTTAAGTGATGGCTTTTAGAAGTACACTGTGTTATAATAAAGAAATACTTGAAGCACTAGAAGGTAGATTTTAGATGATGAACTCAACAAACCCAAATAGAATTGCTGAAAAGGTTGCTAGTAGATTTGGCATCTCTGTAAAGGACATTGGGGATGACCCTGTTGCTAGTCAAGTATTAAATAGAGTTATGCTTACTATGTCTAAAAAGTATGCTGAAGGAGGTTCTGTACCAAGGCAGACTACTATTGCTGGTCAGCCCCACGCACTAGCTTATATTAATCCTAGAGAAGAACAGATGCTTCTTGATGCTGGCGGTTCAGGACGCCCCGGCCCCGGTGGTATTCCTGCTTATGAGGATGGCTACATAACGGATGGTACAAATGAAATATATGTATCTGAAGATATGGCTGACGCACTGAGGCGCTACCCCGGTTATAGACGAGGAAGAGCGCCTACACAAGCTGAGCAGAGTGCTGCAGCGACTGCTGCTGCTGCGGGTACAGAAGAAGACAAAACTGCAGCCGATGCTGCTGTTAAGGCTGCTGAAGAAGCTACGGCAGCACAAACTGCAGACCTAGTAGCAGCACGTACAACCCAACAAGAAAAAGTTGATAAATTAAGACTTGAGCTATCAAAGCTTCAAACTAGTGATCAAGACAACCCTGCTATAGTAAGTGCTATTTCTGCAAAGAACCAGCAGCTTCTTGGAGCACAAAATGATTTAGCTGCTATTGGTGCAAGTGAAAGAGCAGACGTTGCAACTAATCAAAAAACGACTGCTGCAGATTTCTTAAAAGACCCTGCATCTTCTGTTACAAAACAATTAGTAGACAAGATAGATGCTACAACAGAAGGTACGTCTTTAGACCCTGAAAAAGTAGGGGATGCAGGTGATGCTACTGATGCTTTACTTGAGCAAGCCACTGCAACTACAGCGGCCACACCTGCGTCTTTAGGTACAGAAACTTATGACGCTTCTACATCTAAAAAACAAGCAGAAAAAGCTCTTGAGTCTGTGGATGCAGAACAAGGTGACGTATCCAAAACTATTACTGCTGCAACAGCAGATGCAGAAGAAATGGCGGGTTTAGGCACGGACGATATAGAAACCATAGATGATCCTACTACTGTAATAGCGCCTCCTAAACGTGTACTTATGGCTGGTGAGGAGCTTGAAGGTTCCTCTGTAGATATGGAAGCAGTAAATGAGGCTGTGCAAGTAGCTACAGCCACAGCTAATCCATCTAAGAAAGCTACCGTCAAAGGGCAACTCTCAGAGCTTATGCAGGACTTTGAGGGAGGTGAACCACCCGCTTGGGCAGCAGGGGCCATGAGAGCCGCAAACACAGCTATGGCGGCACGTGGTTTAGGGGCGTCCTCTATGGCAGGACAGGCCATTGTACAGGCTGCTATGGAGTCTGCTTTACCTATTGCTTCACAGGACGCTTCTACGTTTGCTAAGTTTGAAGCACAGAACTTAAGTAACCGTCAGCAGTCTGCTATGTTTGCTGCAGAGCAACGTGCTGCTTTCCTTAACTTAGACTTTAATCAAGACTTCCAAGCACGTGTAGCTACAGCCGCTAAGATCAGTGACATAGCTAACGTTAACTTTACTGCTGATCAACAGATTGCTTTAGAGAACGCTAAGATTGCTTCAACGGCTGACCTTGCAAACATGTCAGCTAAGAATGCAAAAGTTGTGGCAGATGCTGCAGCTATGGCTAGTATGGAAATGACTAATCTCAATAATAGACAACAAGCAGAAGTTCAGAATGCTAAAAACTTCCTGTCTATGGATTTAGCTAACTTAGATGCAGCACAACAGACTACTTTGTTTAAAGCTAAGTCAGTACAAGATGCTATCTTAAGTGATACTGCAGCAACAAATGCAGCACTACAGTTTAATGCTACAAGTGAAAATCAAACTAATCAATTTATGGCTACACTAAAGTCAAACACAGATCAGTTTAACGTTAGTCAATCTAACGCAATGGCAAAGTTTAACACAGATGAAGCTAACGCTTTAGCTGAGTTTAACAAAGAACAAGAGAATGCAAGAGATGAGTTTAACACAGAGAATGGTTTGCTTATTGCTCAAGCTAACGCCAAGTGGCGTCAAGGTGTTGTAACATCTAATACTGCTGCACAGAATGAAGCTAACATGAATGACGCTAAAGTAGCCAACGCTATGACTGCAAAGCAGATTGATAACATCTGGCAGGAAGAGCGTGACCTTATGTCGTTTGCTTGGAAGACTGCTAATAGTGACGCTGAGAGAAAGACACAGATTATGGCTGCACATATTAATGCTAATGCAAGTTTAGAGGCACAACAGCTAAAAGGTAAGTGGGATTCTTGGGGAGCAATAGGTGCAGCTATTATATCTTATAAGCCTACATAATAATAAAAAGACAGAGGTACTATTAAATGGGTTTTCTACAATCTGGTAATACAGTAGACGAGACTTTAACTTCTATAAAAGAAGAGATAGAAGCACCTACTAAGGCTGCAGAAGAAACAGGTGAGGCAACTCGTAAAGGTTTAGTTACTCAGCCTTTTACTGTAGTAGAAGAAGAAGAGAAAAAAAGTACGTTTGATACTGTACTGGAAATGTTTGAATCTTTTAGGTCATCTTGGTCTGATAATAACATTGATGTCACGCCTGTTGAAGATGATCCTGAACAGGCTACCTTAAAGTTTTCTTCTGCTGAGATGGCTGCTAAAGAAAAAGCAAGAGGTCTACCTACTGCAGAGCAGACAAGTGATAAGTATGCTTTAGTTATGAAGCGTAGAGGTGGCCCTAGAAAAAACAAGATGCCTACTCTATTAAAGGATCAAGTATTCTTAGATGGTATAAACCGTCTTAAGAGAGATCATCCAAAATTACCTTTGGACAAGTTCTATCAAATAATTGAAGGTGAGTCAGCAGGTAATACAGACGATAGAAACGCAAACTCTGGTGCTGTAGGTTTATGGCAAGTTACCACTGATGCTTTAACGGACCTCAAAGAAAGAGATTTAGTACCTCAAGACCTTACCCTAGATAAGATACGCTATATGGATGCAGGAAAACAATTAGACTTGTATTCAAAGTACTTGACTAGATGGGGTTATGATGGCAAAATGTCTTTAGGTGTTCTTCAGGCAGCACCTATTAAAAGAAAAGTAGAAAATAAAGAACAAGTAATATTTAAAAAAGGCAGTAAAGCGTGGAATCAAAACCCCGGTTGGCGCGGTCCAAAAGCTATTACACTTAAGTCTATTGATGAGTATTACTTTGGCGACCCTGTTAAGGTGTCTTTACGTCCTCAACTCAGGCCATAAAAGATAAAAAAAAAGAAGGATAATAAATGTCTCAAGAACTACTAACAGGCCCAATACCGGGGCAATCTTTAACGGATACACCGGGGAACTACCCTTGGGAGCAACCACCTGAAACTGAACAGCCAGAAGAAGCACTAATGATGCACATTGAAAAGATGTCTTCTCCTGAGTTCATGGAAGGGGCATCTGTTCTTATGCAAGTTGGTGTACCTGTATCTGTCCTTACCAATACAGCTATCTCAGGGGCTGTCTCTGCAGGTCTTCACAGCATTGACGTAGGTCTTATAATTGCTCCCGGCATTCAGAAAGAGATTGTGTCTATTGCTGAGATGACAGGGGTTAACTATAAGTTAGATTTCTCTAAGGATGATGAAGTAGAGCAAAGACAGAAAGATAACCTTAAAGCTCTTGTAGCATCTAAACTTAAGAAAGGTGACTCTAAGCTAGACAAGGGTGATGTAACTAAGACTATGGAAGCTATGACTAGCCCAGAGGTAGAGGAAATAGAAGACATGCGAGAGCAGGACGAAAGTGCCAGCACTGAGATGGATCAAGCTCCCCAAGAACAACCAGAAGCTCAAGTACCAGAGGGTAACATGGGCTTAATGAGTAGAGGAGCATAAGCTATGGGCATTGAACAGATATTAGTACCTCTTTTAGGCGGTGCAGCAAAAGGCTTTGTTGCTAGACAAGATGATCTCCGCAAAGAGTACCGTGTAAAGAAAGATCGCCAGAAAGCTTGGGCAGATGCTAATGGCAGGAAAATAATGGCTGACTTAGAGGCTAAGTCTGACTTTGTGTTAAACGCTGGTGAGTCTTTAGAGAATGCTGGCCTTGCGACAGAAAACGTAAAGTACATAGTTGATACCTATGGAACAAATGCTTTAATAAAACTAAAAGAGCAAGTAGATAAACTGGGTATTAGTGAGCTAGAGGCATTAAAGGTTGCATCTACTGATGGAAAAGGCGGCTTGAATACTGTTATTAAAATGTCAAACGAATATGAACCTGATGATACAACATGGGCAGAGACTGTAGTAAAAGATTTTCAAGTCAATCAGATTTCTGATAAAGATGCACCTGATAGACCTAAAGGCTTCCTAGCTAATCTTAGATACCAGATGTCAGGTGGCTCTTTTGAAGATGAACATGATGAATGGATGAATGAAGATTTCATTACAGATTCAAGGGGTCAAGGTGTTTCCATAAGAGAGCTTAGAGCAGCGCCTTTAGGTAGACCTTCACGTGGTACTGTAGCTAACTTTGATTTGACTGCTTTGGACGAGAGTGAAGGTATTTCTAGGAAAGATCAACAGCAATGGAGATTAGCCACAACATCAATCTTAGATTATGCTAGAAATGCTCTAAGTAACGACCCAACGTTAATGGATGCACTTACTAGTGATATTGATGGACAGCGTGTGTCTGCTGCTGATCAATTATCAAATCTAAAGAATAAGCCAGAGCTAAAAGAGGTATTTGATGATGCCTTAAATGATGTAAACAAAGCTATACCTTTAAGCGGTAATACTGCAGCAGAACTGTATTTAAGGAATTATGATGGGGCTTTCGGGGGTATTCTTAATCCTATCTCACCAGAAGAACAGGAACAAGCACTATTAGCTGACCTAGAAGAGAACAATTTAAAAAGAGAAGATATAGCTGAAGTTGCTACAGAAGCAGAAGGTATAAAACACTTCAAGGACCATAACGTAGATTACGTTATAGTAGATGGTGAGTTAAGGAAGCGTGATGTAGATAATCTTTTTGATCCTAAAAAAGCTGTGCCAGTAGAGGATAAATCTTTAGTTAAAGCTAGAGAAGATCAAGCAGAACGATTATTAGAAATAGAAAAACTACCTGATGTAGAACCTTTTCCAGAAGGCTCTGATGCTAGGGCATATATGAATCAAAGGGAGTGGAATATAAATAATAAAGGCCGTTACAATAAAGAGGGAAAAGTAATTGCAGCACCTAAATATCCAACTAATGAAACAGAAATGAAACTTCTTTTTGGGCCTCCTTGGAATTTACCTAAAACTAGAAGAGGTACAGGTATGAATTCAACAAAAGTAGAGCGTACATTGGAAGAATTACAAAACTATTGGATAAAAACATACGGTGAGACTCATGATAAGCTTACAGGCTTTCCTACTATTGTAGATCAGGAGCCTGAATAATGAGAACACTTTCATATAAAGAGGATGACACTCTTGCTGCCTTAGAGTATACTGGCGGGGAAGAAGGAACCTTTGGTTTAAGTGACCTCACTGAAGATCACAACTACAAAGTCATAGAAGATCAGATGAGCCGCAGGTTTGGCATGAGTGAGAAGTCTCACACCAGACAGGAGGTAGTTGACAAGTACATAAATTACATGCGTAACTTCAACTCAGGTAATAGTATTAGTATCTTGACAGAGACCTCTTATCTCAATGAGGCTGATGATGAAAAGAAGGTAGCAGCTTTTAATGCCTATAAACTTTGGGATAGCTCCAAGGGTGCTTTTGATGGTGGAACAGCAGGCCAGAAACTTGACAGTGTATTTGACTACGCTAGGTCTTTGGTAGCTGACCCTATTAACCTTGTAGGCTTTGGTGCAGGTAAGCTGGCTTCTGGTAGTGCTGCTAAGATTACAACTACAGCAGCTAAGAAGGCACTAGAGCTTTCTGTAAATCGTATACTTAAGAAAAACAATCTTGCCTTTAACACACCTCGCTCTCAGCTAACTCCTAAAGTCATTGCAGCTATAGATCAAGACCGTAACCGTATCCTGACTAAAGCCCTGCGTGGTGATGCGTTAGAGATAGCTGAAGATACATTTGATGAAACTGCCATAGCTAAAACTGCTGCTTTAGGTATAGCAAAAGCAGGTCAAAAAGGTCTTAAAGTAGGATTTGGTACAGATGCGGTTGCAAGTGTCACTATTGACTCTATTCAACAGAATGCTTTGATGGGTGTAGGCTTTCAGGATGAGTTTAGTTATCTTAATGCCCCCCTGATAGCTGGCATAGGTTTCTTTGGCTATAAGCTGGCAGGCGCTGCCCCTTTCTTGTCTGGCAGGGATGGGCTATTGCCTCAGTCTGTAGCCTTTGATCTTTTTGATCACACAGCTATGGCAGAGGCTGGATTTAAGAAAAGGATAAGAGAAGAGGGCGTTAAAACTAATAAAGAACGTCTAGCTGAATTGATGAAAGACACAGAAAAACAAGAAGCACTAGCCCAGCTTGCAAAGACAAACAATGAGGCTGCTGAACGTTGGGCTGAGAAAGTACGCTTAGGTACAGCTTCAGGTGCAGGTAAACCTGCTGACCTCAATGATGTAGAAGGTTTGAAAGGCTTCTTGTTAGGTAACGAAACAGGGGATGAGGCTACACACTTTGATGGGCTATCTCAAATCTTTGAGAAGGCGGGTCTTGAGCTACAGTTTGAAGAAGGCTCTTTTGTTCACTTAACTGACTTTATTACTGAGACTGTAAAGGTAATGGATAAGGACAGCATAGTTAAAAAAGAGATTGAAAACCTGTATGACATAACTCTTAAAAAGCTAGACAAGACTTTCAATGGTATAGAGTTTGGTGATGAGGCTATGAATACTCTTGCAGCTAAATCTAGTGATGCAGGTAGACGTATGCAAGTCTTTTCTCAGTTAGCTAAAACTGGTGAGGAGATTATGAAGCGTAAAGTATTACTTGGAGAGGAACGTGTAGTAACCCCTATGGAGATACTAGACGATGAACTAGCACCAGCTACGAAAGACCTCAGAGATTACTTTAATGATAAACAAAACGGCTTCCAAGCTAACTTTATTAAGACCTTAGTTACTCATCCCGGCACTACAGCGTTGAACTTGTTAGGCTGGGCGCAGGCTAGTGTAATGCAGTCTGGTAGTGATTTGGTTCGTGGTACACTTTACGGAACCAGAGCTTTAGGTGATTACGTTATGGGTAACAAGACTAGTGCTGTTGAGTATGCATCCCTTGCTAAACATATGCTGACGTTACAGGGGCAAAAGATAAAGAACTTAATTAACCCTTTTGCTACACAGCAAGAGACACTTAACTTCTTATCCCAAAACCCTAAACTACAGAAAGACCTTTTTCGTTATGTGTCAGGTGGTGTAGAGAGTAAGGATGTAGCAAGAGACTTAGGTATAAGTGTTGATGACTTAGAGAAACCGGGAATGTTTGAGAAGTACATTGATACATTTCAGACCCTATACGGTGTTAAGGCTGTAGACATTACCTCCAAGACACAGGAGTTTATGTACAATATAGATAAGCAGATGCGTTTAAAGTACAACCTTTCCTATAATGACTTTATGGGTCAGACTGTAGATGTTTTAGACTCCAAGGGTGCTAAGGTTCTGGAAGAAGGGACTTCTCAAGTTAAACAAGAGCCTAAACACTGGCAACTAATGAATGGTAATGATTTCTTTGAAGTACAAACCAAAGCCTTAGACGATACGTTGCGTACTGTATTCTCTAAGTCCTACGGTGGGGGCGACTTCAATGCCAATCGTGGAGCAGTAGAGAGTGTAGCAAAGATAATTGAGGATGCTCGTAAGATTCCCGGCGTTGGTGCTATGATCCCGTTTGGTCAGTTCTTTAATAACACTATTGCGTTTATGTCAGATCACGTAGGCATAACATATGCTCACAAATTCTTTACTAAGTCAGACAGAGACATCATGGAGTTACACACCAAGTTTGCTACAGGTATGGTTTTGGTTAAACTTAATATGGAGTTTGAGTATAAGAACATGGAAGAAGGCTTGGCTTGGCATCAGGAACGTGACTCTGATGGGCAGGTAAGGTCAAGACTATATGACTTCCCGTTCAGCTTCTGGAAGGGTATAGGTCGTATGGCAGCACACGTAAAACGTGATGGAGAAATACCTAAAGAACTTTTTGAAGACATAACTAAGACTTTTGGCCCTGCTAACTTGACGAGAACTTTAGGTGATACTGCAAAGGGTATCAGTGATATGTTTGAAAATGCTGCTATTGGTAACACTCCTGAACTTTTAGACTTCCTTGAGAAGTCACTAGGGGGAACAGCCGCTTTGTATGCTTCTGGTTTCACTAGACCCCTAGACCCTTTTAATCAAATTGCTGCTATGGCTATGGGTGACGCCTATAACGAGAAAGACCGTAAGATAGGCAACAGGGCTATCAACAACAGTGTGCGTTACGTTGAGAGCATATATGATAGCTTAGAGATGGTAGTCATGGGAGAGGATGAGAAAGCTTTCTCCAAGCAAAGTGCTGTAGAGGAAGGCTCAAGAGGCGTACCTATCGGGCGTATCTTTGGCTACAGGGCAGAGGCTGCACCTAATGCCGTTACTAGAATGTTTGCTGATATGGGCAGACCTAACTGGAAGGCTGGCATTAAATCGGCTGTACCTGAAGCTGACAACAGGATCAACTCCGTTATAACTAAATACTTGGATGAGTACGCTGAGAGGATTCTGGATGATCCTAAATGGAAAGATATGAGCCAAGAAGTAAAACGTAGTACCTACACAAAAAGAGTTCTTGCCCCTTCTAAAAAGAGAGCTTTACGTGAGCTTTACCGAACAGGCAATACTGATGACAGACGATACAGGCTGATTTATAAGTTAAGTAAAAGAGGTAGTGACGTTAAAATGCTTGACATGGAAAGGGCTTTAAAAGAACTAGGTATAGACAAAGAGGTGGCTGACCTGTCTTACAGAGAGCTAATAACTCTACGTAGTTTTTTACGAAAAGAAGCTAGAGATGCTAAAAGAGAAGTTAGACGTGCAGGATAACAAAAAAGGGGCGGTCAAAGCGACTGCCCCTCTTCTTTTGTTTCACGTGAAACATTTACTTTATACCGTGTAACTCAGAGCAGTACTTAGCCCAAAGGTATACTTCTCTTATGCGTTGTTCAATCATCTTGCGTTCATAACAAGGAGCCAAGCTAGAGATTACAAGGTTCTCTACGTCTTCACATATATCTGATATCTTTTCAACAAAGATTGCCTCTTTACCTTTACTGTAGTTAATTGCTTCTTCTTCCAAGTTCATTGTACCTACCCCTTTATTATTTACAATATATACTTTATAGGTAGCAAGTAGCTTTGTCAAGACTTTTGTAGGTGTCTTTTAAGATACTCATGTGCTTTTCCTACTCTGTTTATATCGTCTTTTAATGCTCCTAGTCCTGTATTACAATTACTACAAAGCCAGCCTCTAAATTCTTCTGTTTTATGACAGTGATCTAAATTCCAGCCTTGTAGTTTAGGCTGGCCCTTTCTTGCAACCTCTTCTAGTGTACGTTCACAAATAGGGCATCTATAGTATTCATCAGGGTAAGCATTCGTAGACTTTAAGTGCTTTAAAATTGATGAATGTTTTTGTTTACACTTCTTACACTTTCTTTTTATTTCTCCTGACGGCATACTTTGAAATTCTTCTACAGGCTTTATAATACCACAGTCATTGCACTCAAGTCCGTCTGTAATCTCTTGCTGTATTATTTCAAAGAGTTCTAGTTGCATTATGTGTCAATGTCCTTTGGTATCTTTATACAGGTTGCATAAAACTTAGCTGCTGCTGTAGGACTCTCTGATCTTAACTTAAAAGAGTTCATAGCTTTAACCTTTAAGCAGACCTCTAGGTCTGAAAACACTACATTAGGTGCTTGAACGGAGTATCCCCCGTCCAGCATTAGTACTACTAAGTATACGTACATATTGTCTCTCCTTGAGTTAGGTTATATCCACCATCTCGCAGACATCACCAGTACACGCCATAGTTTGCATACCTGACGTATTATCTGTTTGTTCATAGGATGAAAGTTTACTCCAATCAATATTATCAGGTGACTTAGCTACCATGCCAAGATATTCTGTATCAGTACATTCTTGATAAGGTGCTTGCTGATACGTATGCTCATTGAAGGGTAAGAAAGATACACCAGACATCTCATCAAAGTGTTTGTATACAAAGGCTCCTACCTCAAGCCACTCATCAGACTTAACGTTAATAGTTACACTAGGCTTATGCTCACACCAATGACGTTGATACATTAGCCACATCTCTAGCTGCTCTAGTGCAGTCATGTCAGCGGTATGAACAGCATTATCTGGTGACTGCATAGGAAAGCTGAACACAGTAGTTTGATCAGGCTTCATTACGTCAGGCTCAGAAGGGACACCTTGATCAATCATAAACTGTGTCAGTGGGTCTTTGTTATCGCCTCGTACAGTTCGTATGTAATAAGGAGAGTGACGAGCATGAATCCCAGACGCACTATCCACCAACTGTGAGACAGTTCCCGATGGCTTAATGCAACTAATAGCAGTTGCGACAGGTATACCAAGGCGATCAGCCCACTCAGCATTAGTAGAAACAGCAACATCTTTTAAGTACTCCAATGTATCCTCTAGTCCACTATTAGCCATTGTCATCAGTGGGTTATCCATTATCCCTGTGAGTGACACACCAAGCAGTCTCTCAGCGGATGTGTTCGTCTGCCACACTTTACGCAGATAGGGGAAGTGTGTGTAGGTTGATTGAATAGTTCCAAGGATAGTTGCAACTCTGACTTTACGTGCAATATCTTCCAGACCATCTGGCGCACGGATGACAACCTCTGAGAGATTGCAGAACTGATTCGGGCGTAAAATGATTTCCGAACATGGGTTGGTCCCGAACTCATAGCAAGACTCTCTACGGCCATTTTTTGCAGCTTGTTTAACCGATGCCTCTCTATTAAATATACCTCTTTCACCACTACCACTCTCCATCAAAGAAGTCCACTCACGCATAAATGCAATACTGTCAGGCTTCTCTGAATACGACACAGAGTTATTAGCCAATGCACGGTGTGGTGCATTCTCCCACCAGTTGCCTGACTTAGCGTGACGCATACGGTCATCACTAAGGTTACTCAAAGAGATCATAGCACTACGGCGTACACCACCAACGACTACTACTTCTCCTATCTTACACATCAAGTCATGACATTCAACAGATGAAAGTTTACGCCCTGATGCACCTCTGAAAGTATTTACAGCAAACATAAACAGATCAACCAAAGGTGCAGGACCAGAGGCTCTACCACCAAACGTTTTAAGCCTAGCACCTGCAGGACGAACCCTGCTTACATCCCACTTAGGTACTTCACCAGCCCACAGGAGAGCCAGCACTTGACGCAGACCTTTAGCCCAACCTTCCTTAGAGTCCTTGATGACAACCGTAGTCTCACTATCAAACAAGGTTGGTACATCAGGGAGCTTACTGATGAACTGACGCTCAACACTGAAACCAACCCCCGTACCACAGAGCAGGATGAACATAGCCTCATCAAAGGACTTAAGATCATCTACGGGTAGGTAGCTACAATTATACATACAAGTATTATCACGTATACTAGCCTTACCTGCTGTCATCATTGATCTCATACTAGGCATTACCTGTAGTGACAAAAGATGATGACGGATCAAGTCAATCTCAGAGTTATGACCATTACTATTGTCATCCTCTAATAGGGGTTTTACAATGTTGTCAATGTAACGCTCAACAGTTTCACTCCAAGTTTCACGTCTTCCCTCTTTGTCTAGCCATCGTGCGTAGCGGCTGGTAGCAATGAAGGTCTGGTAGTCTGTGGGTAGGTAATTGTTTTTCATGTGTCTTCCTTTATACGAGATCAGCGAGATCAGGCTTCTTATAGTTTGGCCCCTTTAGTACTTTACCATCAGGTCTTTTGAGTGGCTTTCCATCAACGCCTAGCTTAGACATATTAGACTTATGCACACGGCGCACTGCCTCATCCAAGTCCCACCCATACGTTGCAGCGTATCCATACGTGACGTATACTAGATCAGCAAGCTCTTTAAGTATGTCAGCGTAGCCGACTGCATCCCTTACTTCTGCAAACTCTTCTTTTATTAAACCCCAACGCATTTTCTCAAGGCGATTACTGAAACCGTGTTTTTCATCCAAGGGCTGACTCATGGCATAAGTGAACTCACGCACCATGTCAAGAGGTGTAGCATATATCTGATTAATCATCCGTGCTCCCTTATGTTTATATTATGTACTTTAACGTCATCTATATCAAACATCAAGTTGTCTAGCAAGTCCCTGATGTCTTCATGGTGATGGGCTTCATGTGAAGATAAGATGTTGTTGTCTTCATCTATTTCAACCACAAAAGTAGCACTAAACTTCCTACTTGACATCTTTTTCTAACTCCTCAATAAGACGGTCAATGTACCACAATGCTTTCCTCAAGTCTTCTACTCCATTTTTGTAAGGCCAACGCCATATATACTTGAAGGCGTTCTGCCAACAATAACTCTCATGAGGGTCTACACAGACACCTTGTACCATAGCTCTCATAGCATCAATACACTCAATAATAGATGCGTTGTAGTGTGCTGGTCTATTTACCATGTCAGCACCTAAAATTGACTCTTCCTTATTTAATGTCCACTTAGCCATTAACAACTGCCTTCTGTTTTAGTAAACCTGTTAATCTTTATAATGTTACCTTCTGAAGTATAACTAGGTCTTACATTTTCTTCCTCAATCTCTTCCATGATTTGTTTTATCTTAGCCTCAACACTTAGCTTTACATCCTCCATGAAAGTTAACTCATCATCAAGTGCTAACTCAAACAAAGCAGTCATAGTCAGTGCTACATCAAGAGCTAGTTCTAGGCTTTCATCCCCTAGAGAATTGTCAGGTGCTCTGTATATACAAGTCTCAATACGCCCATCTTCTAAAGGCTTTATCAGTATTGCAATTTCTTCTTCACCTACTTCATGAGACATTAATCTTTCCTTTTTGTTTTAAGAGGTATTACCTTATCACTAACACATGATCCTGCAAATGTCAACCACTCATTAGGTATTAGCCTATGGGCATACAAAAAGGCATTCTTCTCACACCAATCCCCATATGTAGTCTTTGAGCCTTTGTAAAGCTTACCCTTACAGTTACTAAATATAAATCTTATGTCTAACTCAGGGTGCTGCTTACGGACTTGCATGTGCTTGTGTCTGTCCTCGCTGTCAAAGATACCTTTAGTCTCAATAAAGATACCGTTGTCTAACTGAAAGTCGGGTGTGTAAGTGCGGTAGCGCAGGTCTTCCCACTCTATCTTTAGCTGCTCGTAGCGTACAGCCTTCTGACACTCAGCCAATACAAGAGCAGTATCTCTTTCAAGACCACTTCTGTACTTAGCTCTAGCGTGACGCCTCTTAGGTTTCTTTGGCATCACTTACCAAAGACTTTTTTAGGCGGTCTACAAGGATGGAGCCAAGGGTAGCAACACTATGTAGCTGGTAATCTAGCTGACGCTTTATGTTAACGTTGTATTGAATCTCCTGTAAGACTTTAGTTTGCTCTTCAGAAAAGTCTTCTGAGTCATACTCAACATCGTTCAATGTAATCTTAGTCATGTGTCTTCCTTTACTTTGTTAAAAATCCTACGCTTGTATATGATACCATAGGAGGCGTTTGTTTGCCTTGATAAACCTTAGAAGGCAGTTCTTGATAGTCAGGCCAACAAGCCTTCTTGAATGAACAGAAGTTACACTCTCTGCATAGAACTCTATTACCTGACGCCTTTTTACGGTATGTCTCTGGCTCGTCTGTGTATTGCCTTTGTAAAGGCGCATCGTTCTCTAAGTAATCATATGTATTCCTCATCTTATCTAGTTCTACATCAACATCTACGTGCTTAGCTGATACGTACTTGTGATTACCGTTAGCCTTGTTGACTACCCACCAGCCACCTACCTTCTTACCTGCCCCTACAGCATAGCCTACAAGCTGTGCTACGTAGCCAAAAGGGTCGCTGGCTTGTAGTGTTTCAAGGTCAACAAACTTCTTAGTGTAAGAGTAGTCAGACGCTGACTTGATGTCATCAACTCTGTCATTCATAACTAAGTCATACTCACCTTGTATTGGACGCCTACCTCCTCCTAAGTCTAGGTTTATAACATCGTTGTCTTTAAATTTAACTCCTGCTGTACGTAGAATACCTTTGAACACAGCCTCAACTATGTCACCTAGCATCATGTTCATCATAAACTGATCTTGAAAAGGGGCTTTCTTTTCGGGCATGTTCTTTTCAAACCAGAGTTGACATATAGGTTTACCAATGTTTGACATTCTAAGTTTGAACTTACCTCTTGGACCCCCGTTGAACTGCTTATCTAAGCCATCTTTGACATCAGAGGAAACCTTATTCATGATCCCCTCCGACATACTAGACTTACCTAGAGTAGCATCCCGCATGAGCATCTTGATAGGAAGCTCAGCGGCATGACCCATATCCATATTAATAAGGAGCCTCTTCTACTTGAACGATAGCATCCAAGATAACTGGATCAATAGCAACGTCAGGCTTGTTTAGACGCTTCCACTCACTCAGTACGTAATCATTAGCCCTATCAATGTAGTCCATAAAGTCTCTTGCTAGTTCCTGATCTCCTGATTTCATGGCTGACTTGCTGCCTAATGAGGCTACAACAACAGCATACTTATTACCAGAAGGAAGCTTTTCTTTGCGTGACCCTAGTACAATGGTATGTTCAATAGGCAAAAGCCTCATAGCTGAAATTTCATCTAATGAAGCAGCCAAAGACTTCTTACTATCATTGTTCTTCAAATCAAAGACAAAAGAAGTCTCCTTATCATAACCCTTTACATTATTACCTTTTGCGTCTACTGCCTTACCTAAGATTACTTTACCAAAGATAACCTGAGTATTCTTTACAGTACGTAAGACTTCCTTAGTCTTATCGTCTATTGAATCCCAATCTGGAACGTACTTACTAGGGCGATTTAAGTTAAACGTACCACGTGTATCCTTGTGTTCTCCTTTAATTACACCCCTTATAGTCTGAACCATTAAGCTCTTGTGCATCTTGCCCTCTGTTGTATCCCACTGAGTCCACTGGTGACGGTGAGCAAACAGACGAACAGTAATAGAACGGCTGTACACCTCATTACCTTCAGCATCTTTAAGCTTAAAGGCCCCAAGAGGTACAATTACCTTCTCTTCTAGTTCACCATCTTCATCTACAACCTCATGCATAATAGGCGCTTGCATCTGTGTCAGACGTGCAAGGTTAGGGCCAGAGGGTGCTGGCTCTCCTGCCCCACCAAAACCCATAAGTGCTGCCAAGTCTGACCCAGCAAAATTAGTACTCAACTCATTGCTCATTATATATCCTTTCTGAGCTTCAAACGAACCGTAGTTATATCATTAAACATCAACAGTGTCAAGCCAATTAGGCCCTATCTTGGCCTCTAAAAGTAAAGGTACATTCATTTCTACCCCATAGTATCTGTTGATGATTGCATCTAGGTTTTCATTAACATCGTCAATAACATCTAGCACCTCCTTCTCTTCTTGTGGGTGTATGTCTATCACTGCTGAATCATGAACACTGTTCACCAACCTTGAGTGTAAACCTTTGAGCCTGTTATCAATCTCAAGTAGTACAACAGGTACAACGTCACCAGTAGCAAACCCTTGTACTGGGTAATTTTTTATTCTAGTGAAGTTAGTAGGTGTGCCATTGGCTCTACGATGTGTGCCGGGAAATGCATACTGCCTACCTGACACATTAGTTATCTTCTGTAATCGTATAGCTTCACTGCCTAGCTTCATGTGCCACTTTCCTATGCCTTCATACTTCTCAAGGAAGTGGTGGTAGTAAGCAGCTTCAGCCTTAGTCCTGCCAAAGCCTGTAGCCCCAAACAGGGGAGCAAACGTGTGTTCCTTGGCAGCTTGCCTAGTTGTAGGTTGACCTGCATCACTGATAACCTTTGCAGTGTATGCGTGAACATCAAACCCTGTATCTATCTCTTCCATAGCTACAGCATCTTGTGATAAGAACGCTGCCGCACGAAACTCTAACTGTGCAAAGTCGGCCTCCATTATCTTACCTCCCTGCCATCTTGATATAAACACCCGTTTCACAGGAAAAGTACCACCTCTAGGCATGTTCTGCATGTTAGGCTCACGGCCTGAGAACCTACCAGTAGACGTAATGTGTTGCGTTAAAGACACATGCAGTAGATTATCGGGCTTAGTGTAGGTGTCAATACCATCAACAAAGCTTGACAAGTAACTAGACACAGCATTTAGCCGTTTTAAGTCCTCAAGAAACTTAACAGCTACGTTCATCTTATTATCTATTGCTGTGGACCTGAGTGTGTCAAGTATGTCTTTCCCTGTAGAGAAGCCACTAGCACTAACCCAAGAAGCGTTAGGAGGAAAGAACCCAAACCCAGCCATACGAGGTTGCTTCCTAAGTTGATAGCCTCTGGCGTCACAGTCCTTACACTTGTTTGGTCTGGCATACTTTGATCCATCTTTCTTTATTTTATACGTTTCAGAACTGCCCTTACATGTTGAGCAAGTGTACGCTTCAGTACGATACAGAATGTCACTGTTAGCATTGATTATTTCCTTTAGTTCACTCAGTTTCTTACAGTTGTCAAACAAGTTGGGCCAATCATCCTTAGAGTGAGGCTTGCGGCTGAATATAACTTGAGACATTTGTTCTGGGCTGTTTAAGTTAACAGGTGTGTCGCCCATTACCTCACGTACCTGCATCTGTAAGCGTGATTGGATAGCACCTCTCTCTTCTTCATACTCTTTACGTACTGCATCAAGAGCCTTACGATCCACCTTCATACCTGTCTGCTTCATTCGTGTAAGTAACTTACATACATTAAACGTAATGTCTCTCACTTTGATAAGACTTGCTGACTCAGGACTAGCAAAGTCTGCAACCTGAGCGTGAAACAGTGCAGCAGTGGTATTGCAATCTGCCTCAAGATAAAAAGTCAATTCTGATAATGGTATCTCGTCAGTGTTGTAGCCCTCCTTAAAGTATTTCTTTAGTGTGTCATCCTTTTGAAACTCAAGCTTCCTACGGATAGCAGTGTTACCCAGCGACATAGAGATTTTCTTAGCTACACCATTGGGTGTGATCTCTAGGTTGTTTCCTCTCAGTAAAATACTCTCAGCTAACATGGTGTCCCATATATCACCTTCGTACTTGAAGCCACACTCCCATAGCCAAGCCAAGTCATGCTGTGCGTTGTGCATGATAAGTAAAGTAGTGTTGTCTAGTACACGCTGTATGCGTCTAGCTTCTAAGCCTGTCTGATCAACGTACTCTTTGTGCTGAAGATCAAAGGTCAAGGATTCCGTACCGTCATCTACATCACGCACACCCACATTGACCAAGAAGTTATCAGGCTCCCAAGGGTCTAAAAATAACTTGTTGTGCCTCTTCTGCGTTGTGTTCTCTACGTCCAATACAAAGCGCATTGTCATCCTTTCTTTAGGCTAGATACTGTGACCTTGCCCCGTCTAACTCACAGTGAACAACCCCATGCCATCCACCCTTTAGTTTGTTCTTAGCTACATTTATGTGCCGCTGATTGTCATCATCATCACCCTCAGTAACTTGATTCTTAGCTATAAGCAACATAAGGTCTGCTTCTGCTGCCTTGCCTGTCTTACTACCTTCCAGCATAGACTGATCTAAGTAGACTTTATCTTGTGCATCTGCTGACAACTGACTCATCCATATAATAGCACAGCTATACTTCTTAGCTATATTACGAGCATGGATAGCAGCAGCCTTGAGATAGACATCCGACTTGTCACTACTCTTTACAGCAAACTTATCTCCCATGTCAAGTACTACTATGTCGGGCTTACTATGCTTAATGATATTCTCAACCCATCCTAAGTCTTTTCCTGTGCTATCAAACATGCTGATCTTATCACGGACCTTCTTGTAACGAGCAGCGGCTAACGCATAGTTAGACTTAATCTCATCTGTATCCATACTGGCAGCAGCACACAAGTAGCGTTCCGCTACACGCACATACTCTTCTTCATTGCACAGTACCATACACTTAGCTCCCTGCTCAGCAAAACCACTAGGTGATGCTATAGTGGATGCATGGAAGCTTGTCTTACCTGTGTTAGGTCTAGCACCTACGATAATGAAATGACCACTACTGATGCCTTCTATGCGCCCAGCCAAACTAGGTATGTTCCACTTCCATTGTGACTGTGTGTTACCAGCCTCAAGAATTGTATCAATGTCAATGTCAGCCCACTCAACATTCATGTTAGGCATGAAGTTATCCTCATGCGCCTCTAGCACCTGACGTAACGGCTCAAGAGAGGTGAGCTTACCGTTAACGTAGTCAAAACCTAAGTTAGCTACTTGCTCACCTACATGCTGTTGAAACATACGAGACAGAACGTCAGACGCTACGTCCCTAGACAGAGGCTGCTCTTTGCGTAGCTTGGCGAACAGCCCCTCATAGAGAACCTTATTAGCAGTGGTCAGTGTGTTGTACTCAGAGAAGAACAAAGCTTCTAGCTCTGATGTGGATATAGTACGGTCATACTTCTCCATTGCGTTATCTAAGACCTGCTTAATCTTGCGTATGTCTTTAGTAAATAACTTGTCAGGACATTTGATACCCTTGTGATCTTCATAGAACTCCTGATCATGTAGAGTTCTTATGAGCGACAAATCCATCATTATAGCTCATCCTCCTTCTGTGACTCTATACCCTTCTGTATCAACGAAACAAAGCCTACATTAAATATAGCTGCGAATGTCTCAGGGTCACACTCTACCTGTAATGTAGCACTGCCATCCTTATGCTCCTCCACTGCGATTACTTTGATTGCTTTGTTGACATCTTCACTCATCTTTTATCTCCTTATTATATTTACGAAACCTTTTATTGTAGGCCTTTTTAATCTTCTTTAACTGTCCAGCTTTCCATACATAAAACTTACGTGCTTTAGTAAGTCCATCATACTCATCACCGCCCTTCATTGATATACGTTTATTCATTCATCATCTCCTACTACTGGGGTGTTAGTACTAGCAAGTATTGCCGCTTAACTAATACAGTGATGTCAGTTTACTCATCTCTCAGTGCTACCCATGACACAGGGAATAGGTCTTCCATCTTTAAGCTGATAGCCCATGCTACCTCTTGTGTTTCTGCCTGTGTGTCAGGCTCACACCTTAGCTTACACATATCTGCAAAGGCGTCAAGGCTACCTGACCAATACCATTCAGTCATGGTGCTTTGTGGCAACACCATACGTGCTTGCTCTGGGCATACACTATGCTCTAGTAACTCGTTGTAACTGCGTAGTGCAGTATGATTGTAAAAACTTATAATGTCTGGATCAGGATAAATAACTCCTTCACTACCCTGCTTCTTATCATCAGCCCTACCACGCCATTCATTAGGCTCATAGAACTCAGGCTCATCATCCACATACCTACGACTGATCTCATTCCATCGTAGGAACTTATGCTTGACTAACTGCCTAGCTACAAAGATGGGTGCCTTAACGTGGAAGCTGGCAAAGGCATGACCAAAGGGTGACATGTGTCTGTGCTTGGCTAGGTACTTGATTAGTCTAGTGTCACCCTCTGTCATAGCCTTGTGTGTCTTACCAAAGGATACACGTGCTGCATTGACTACAGACAGATCACTACCCATGTGGTCTATGTATGTTACTTCAATCATCTGTAGTTATCTCCCATGTCTCTACCCAATGCTTCATGGCATACTTACCTTGTATAAACAAGGCACGTTCATCTGCTTTACTTTTCTTACCGAACACAGAGTTGATACCTAAATCATTCATAACAACATAGACTTTGCTAGCCATTCCATGTTCCCTCATCTTTGTAATCCCTCATAGCTTGCTTACGTTCTTGGTTAAATAATTCATCTAACCTTGGATTGCCATTCAAGTACTCAGGTATATCACCTCTGTCAAGTTTTTTCTTTATCCAATCTAATAATCTTTGTATCATGGTGCTGTCCCTTTCCATAGCTTAAGTTGTGCTTCTAGCTGCATAATATCTTTTTCTAGCTTAATACATGTCTTATTAAGGTACTTAGCTTGATATTCCCAGTGGTCTGACTCACGTTCAATCATTTCTATCTGGTTACGCAGTTGTTCATTCTCTTTCTGCACTTTCTTTAACTTAGTCACTGCTTGTTCCCACTCATATCTCTGTATCATTATAGTAACTCCTTAAGTCTTTCAATGTCAGACTCTACACGATACTTTATGTCATCGTCAAGCCTGAATGCTATAGTAGTTACCCCTGTCCACTCCTCTATCTCTCGTCTGTACTTCAAGGTCTTGTGTGTAGCATCAGGATCTAACGCTACTATGATCTGAGAATAATCTCCTAAGTGTGACATATGTGCCGCACTCAAAGACGTACCAAGAATAGCCATACCTGTGAACCCTAGCTTGGCTACAGTGATGGCACTGATGACATCCTCAACTACCACCACAGTCTCACCTGTACCAGCAACAAAGTAGTCAGCCTTGCCAGTGTAGCGTAGCCACTTAGGGTTGCCGCCCTGCAATGCCCTGCCTACAGCATCAATCATTACACCCTTGTGAAAGATAGGAAACACAGCACGTGTATCTTTAAGGTCAAACATCAGCCCCTGATCCCACAAGTCCCACTTGTCTCTGAACTCATCTAAGCCATCACCACTCTTTACCATATGCTCTGGTATATTCATGGCCTCAATCTTAGGTTTAGCTTTAGGTATATCTTTCATCCTAGCCTCTATGTCAGCAGCAGTCATACCTACAGTATGGATGCCCTGTATCTTACAGCCTAGCTTGTAACAGTTATACACTACCGCACCACCTGACTTGTGTGCAGTAAAAGTATTCTTACCACCACAGTCAGGGCAGTCACCCCTTACAGTGTCACCCTCACTCAAGTCTAAGTCATCTATGTATTTATCCATACTCATTATATTTCCTTAATTGCCCATAATAATAGGCCGTATGGAGCAAAAGTTATAGGACACTCCATCTATTTCCCAATCATATGATCCGTCTACAGATAAATCTATTTGATCATGCCCGTCTTTTTCATATGACCAAAACTCTATGCGGTCATGGAATGTTTCAGCAAAGTCAGTCTTTATTATTCTAAGATTAACAACTTCACCATCGTCATTAACTGCATCCCTTAGATGTATATACACATATTTACTTCTCATATCAAGTCATCCTTTCTGTTAGATAGTGCCTTAGTAGCACCTGCCAGTGTGTTGACCAAGTAAGGTGTGACACTCTGAGGACTAGCGTGACCACTAACCTGCATGATACCCACCACATCAACACCACGCTCAACCATCTGTGTAATAGCTGTACGCCGTAAGTCCATAGCTGTCAAGCTAGTAGGCAAACCAGCCTCTTCTTTAACTTCATTGACTAAGCCACATATCTCATGATCCTCATAGGGTGTGTATGCACCTGCTCTAGGCTCCACTCTAGGGGTGACATAGGGCTGGAACCCAAAGTCTTCTTTCTGCTGCTTGAGCATATCAACCAAGCCGCCTTGTATAGGTAAGAATACACTCTCTCCACGCTTGCTTTGTTCTAGCTCCAACTGATTGCTATCTAGATCTAGGCTAGTCCAAGGAAGCATACGCATGTCACCTACACGCTGCGCCCAGTGAAACGCCATGTGTACAATCAAGCCAATGCTACGCCACCGCCACTGATTGTAAGCAGTGTCAAGGAATAGTCTGACTTGAGGTGTAGTCCACTTGATTTTACGAGGCTTGGCTTTCTTGCGCTTGATAAGTGATACAGGATTACTCACCATAGCCTCATGCCTGATTGCTGTATTGATGACAATGCTAAGGCAAGTAGACATATAGTTAGCACTACGCACCCCATGATTTACCAGCCAGAAGTCATATGCAAAAGTAACATGCTTAAAACGTATATCTTTTAGCTTGATGCCACCTAGCATACGTCCTGACTGTACTGTAGTAAGGCAAACAGCCTTTAGCTTTCTTTCGTAGTCGTACTGTGATTTGCCACCTATAGCTGCGAAAGAAGGTGTACGCATGTATAAGTCACACGCCTTGCGTAGTGCATCTGTGTTCTTCATTTCAACAGCTTTAGTTGCCATGTCGGTAGTCTCCTTGTATTTAAAAAACGCCTACAGCCGCACATACAAATATTACAGCCATCATTACAAAACATAACCAGTATACTAACTGATTAAAAAAGTGGTTCATACAGTGATCCTTTAGTTATACAGTCATTGATATGTTCAAGCTCAATACCTAGTGAATCACTATGATCAAACAAACCTTCCCACTGTGCTTCCTCAACAGCATCCATAAGACGCTGTCGCTCCTCTGATAAGGGAGTGAGGTGCTGAAGGTTAGGCTCACCTCTACGCATCGTTCACACATGATGTGTTCATCGTAAAGGTAACACCTACCTCTGCGTCAGGCCAATGCTCATACGCTTTCTTCAGAGCATCTACAGTCTCAAGAACTCTCTCTAGCTTCTCTTCATCATCCCAATCCAATTCATAACTGAATTGCAGAGGCACAACTGCAATTACTTCTTGGTGGTGATCATACTTGTAGTAATGCTCCGTGCCATCGTGGTGGGTAGTAGGTGAAGGCATGTAACCGTGCTTGTTAGGCTTGGTAGGCTTGTCTATCTCAGTACGATTATAGCAATCCTCATACACAGTTATCACTGCATCATGGAAAGAGTAAGTCTGGATCGTGTACTTCTTGTTTATTTCTATTCTAGTAGCCATGTCTTCTGTCATCCTTTTGATTAAATGTGTAACCCCTGCCACCCATACAGTAGCAGAGGTATAGCTGTCAACCAGCGAAGTGTCGGATCAACCGCCCACTGTTCCTGTTTGATTTAGTCTCAATGTAGACAGTACGCTTGAAGAAGTGCAGCGCAGTCATAGAGCTAAGACGCTCAATCTTGACACCACGGCTCTTGAACTTGCGGCGGCGGGTCAAGCCCTTGATGCCCAAGAAGTTGAAACGGCATCCATAGGTACGGTCATTGAGAGGCTTAGTGGCGATAATTGCAAACATGTTAGTAGTCCTCATTAGTGTAGGATGATCCTACGTTAAGTTAAAAGTTGATATGAAAGGCTTACCTGTGTCACTGCGTTA